ACGCCACGGTTAACCCACTGATCGACTTTGCGGTCAACGCGCTGCAACATGGCATCTTGCACACTTAGCTGCGCTTCAACAGCACTAATGCGGACACCCTGGTTAGCCTGCCGTTCCTCAATCAAAATCAACTTGCCAACAGCGTCGGTCAGCTTGTCAACCTTGCTTTCAAGGCGGCGGAAGTCATCGTCTGTCATCTGAATGTCCCGTTGTTAATAGCGTCCAACAGACGCTTGCCGTACTTTTCCACCGCCGCCTTGGTGATGACGTACTCGCCATCTTGCAGGCCACCGTAGCCATCGTCTGCGCCTGGTGCTGGCTGTATTAAGTCTTTTAACTTTACAAGACCGCCGTTAGCGTACAACCCAAATCCACCGCCAACGCCTGCATCTCCGTCACCACTACCGCCCAATCCACCGCCGCCAAACCCGCCGTAGCCATCCATGCCAGCAGCTGCATCGCCGTACAAACCTGTTGAGCCAGAGCCGCCGCCTTGTAAACCTGTTTCTGGCGAAAAGTTTCCGGACATACCTGGGCTAACCATGCCGCCGCTGGGAATAGCGCTTTCTTTGCCAAAGTTGGTAAACCCTGACAACGCCATTGGGCCTTGTGCAACTGCTTTCTGTTCGCTTACGAATGCAGGTTGTAAAGCGTTTTGCAACATCCCGTAACTGCTCAACCCAAAGGCTTTTTGACCTAATTGGGTAATGCCTGCCATTGTTGGGTTTTTCTCGTAAAAAGAGGCTTTTTCCTCATTGGACAACGCATCCCAACCAGGATTTGAACTAACGCCTGAATAATCGCCGCCACCCATCATTTGGTTCTGCATTGGGTTCTGTGCAGCAGCTTCCATTTGCCGTTTTTTTAGCATCTCGTTGAAAGCATTGAGGTAGTACATATGTGTTCCTACTGCGTCATGGCGTTTTGGTTGGCCGGGGCAAGGGCATTTGTAGGTTGTTCTTGTCTGGTGACAATTCTCGCAGAAACTGCGCCAGCCTTGCCCCACGATGATGGATCAGCCAATGCTTTGAGTGCTTTACTCTTTTCAAACGCTGGCAAAGTGTCAAGCATTTCCAGTGCGCTTTTTCCAGAAAGCATACCTTTTTGCAATTCGGCAAAAACTTTTCTGTCTAGCCGTTTTTCCAAAATATCTAGCGTAAGGTTGGCCGCTGTCGTGGCGCGATTCAAAAGGCTGGGAAACCGTAAACGAAACGAATCGGCGCCCATAATCCTTCCAAGTGTTTCTGTACCGGCAGTTGCTGCTTCTTTCATCTCGCCAGCGCGTTGGATATTGGACGCCACTTTCTCCAAAGTAGGCATTTTGCTGCCCATCTCTTTAAAAATGTCGTAGCTGCCGGGGCCAAATATTGCTTCTACGGCATCAGGATTGTTGCCACGCACAAGCCGCACATATTCTTGCGGAGAGTTTTTAAACAACTTTGCCGCTTCCGCAGCCATTGCTTTTTGGTCAATAGCTTGCATCCCTTGGGCATACGTTTTAAGGTAGTCGCGCCATCCAGTACCACCAGCTTTTTCAATGGCGTCATCAATCAGGGGGCGAACTTCCTCAAGCGTTTTGCGCGTTACCTTGGCGCTAATCTTGGGGTCAGTCTGTCCAAGAACTTGCATAATTCGCTCATTGATGCCTTCTTTGCGAAGGGTGTACAGATCGTGAGCGTCAATAACGCCACCGCCTTTTTCTGTCAGATTGGCAATGTCATCTCTGATGGATTGCAATACCTTGGTCATGTTTGAACTAGCACGGAGTCCAGGCGTGGAAAGTTTGGCGTCGATAGCCGCCGTAATGCCACCGGCATCCAATGGGCGCAGCCCGTAATCTTCCAAGCTGCCAATTTGACGTTCAATAAACCCAGCTTCTGCGCGGCGTTGATTGGCAATAGCGGCAAACGTATCTGATGTTTGTTTCCACTCTTGAGAACGATCACCAGCCGTTAAGAACCCAGGCTTGCCTTTGGCCGCAATTGCTGCTTGTTGCGCGGCTTCTGTTGCGGGTGAAATAACCGCTTGGCCCGGTCGTGCTGCGCCTGCTTGGCTTACTGCGGGTGTGCCTATTTGAGTTTCTAACGGGCCGATTAGCCGAGCCGCTTCTTGAGATTGCGAAACAGCGCCCATAGGCATACCGCCGCGCAGCGCGTTTACCATGCTGGCTTCACGCTGTTGCAGTTTTGGAGCCAATTGGTTAACGGTCTGTGCGGCCTGATTAGCTGCCTGCAACTCTACATTCCGCATATCGGCGGTCAGTTGATTCAGTCGTTTGATTGACTGTTCATACGCCGCCCGTGCTTCTGTTTCGTTTCCACCTTCAGCCATGCGCTGCAATTGCGCTAGGTCATCCGCTGCCTGACGTTTCATCAAAGCAGATACTTGGTCTGTTTTACTGGTCATGGCTCCAAGAGCCTGAAAAGCATCTTTTTGAATTCCTGATGTAGCCTGCGCTGCGGTAATGTCGGAAGGCGAAGCAGTTAGCGCCGCACGAATAGCCGCAATCCGATCACCCGCAACATCACGCGCAATTTTGCCTGCGCCAACTGCGGCCAACTGACCAGTAAAAGCATCCTTTAGAAACCCGGCGCTTTTAGCCAACGCTTTAACTACAGGGGGCGCAACTAAGCCCAAACCAGCACCAAGACCAGCGCCAGTTTCAATTTCATCTGGGGTAGTCAGCGCGGCAGTTGCTCCACCAGTTACACCGCCACCAACAACTCTTGCGCCAACATCCGCAGCGCGGGTCGCTAAAGGAATTGCTTGCGGGGCAACGCCGGGAACAACTTTAGGCAGCAGGCCAGAACTGAACCCAGACGACCGCATGGCGTTGACAATCGGGTTTATCAAACTCGGTGCATACGGGGCTGCTGCTGCCAACGGACGCGCAATCAAACCGCCAAGGGGCAAGGTTCCTGCAACTTCACCCGTCAATTTGCCGCCTCCATAAGCATAAGATTCTGGTTCAGCGCCCATGCTTCTTAGGGCTTCATCCATTTTTAGTCGTCTAGCAGTATTTTCTTCACCAGATTCAAAAGGTCGAATCAAACTAGCGCCAATTGAACCCGCGCCACGCAACGCACCGGCTGCGACATTGCCTAAAAATTGACCCGTGTCTTGAGCAAATGATGTGCTTTTAGCGGGGGCAGCAGCCGACTGGTCGCCCATAAGTTTGCTGACATCGTACCCATTGGCTTGTAGTTTGGCTGTCAAATCAGCCTTACTCATGCCATCGGGCACGCCTTTAATGACTGTGCCATCGGGTAAACGAACGTCCATTATCGTAGGCTCCCAAAGTCAACTACACCCCTTGCCGCCGCAGGCGCTGGCGCAGTCCCTTCTGCCACCATGTCAACAGTTCCAAATTGCTCTTTTCTGGCTTTCATTAGTCGCAACACAGTTCTGCCAGCTTCTTTCCTTATTTTTGTTGGCAATGATGGATCAGCTAATTGACCAGCCGCTTGCTTATATGACGTTGTATCTCTGTCAGATTGTGGGCCTTCAAATCTAGGAACCATTTTTAACGCAATGTCTGCAATGGGCTGAAGTTTGCCAATAGCTATTGCGCCTTGGGGTGCTTGACCAAAGAATCCTGCACCAGCATCATAAAGGCGTCCCGCGCCGCTGCCGGTAGACTGGTCAATCAAACCACCATCTTTAGTTACATCAGTAAGTTCTGCAATAGCTTGGGTAAGGTCTTTGCCCATCTGTATTTTTTGCGCTGCTGCTTTTTCAGCAAACGCTGATGGTTTGCCTTTAAGTTGCGTTCCTTCCACGCTGATTGGGCGCACATCTGTGGGGTTTTTAGAATTAACAGCGACTAACCCAGTATCTGTTTCCCTAACAGTAAAGCCAGGGTTAGCTTTTTCCCAAGCAAATTTGGTTTGGTCAAACGCAAGACGATTTCCAGCGGTTCTAGCAGTTGAAAGTAATTGCGCTGCTGCCCTAAGTTCTTGAGAAACACGGTTTTTCGTTGCGGTATCAGTAGTAGCGGATACGATACCTTTATCACCTTGCATTAGAGGTCGAACATCACTTGGGTTTTTACTATTGACAGCAACCAAACCTTTATCGGTATCTTGTACTGTAAAGCCAGGGTTATCTTGTTCATATTTTAGTTTTTCTCTGTCAAATGCTAAACGACTTGCAGCACTTTGTGCAGGTAGATTGACGCCAGTTAAATTAGTTTCTGCTATAGTTATTGGTTTTGCCTTACCAGCTTTATCAACAGCAAAATATGCTGTTGTTCCATCTGGCATTGAACTTTCTATCAATTTAAAATCAGGGTTTTCTTGCTCGTATTTTAATTTAGCTCGGTCAAACGCTAATCTATCTTGAGAAACTTTTAGCTGATCTTGCCCAGTTTTAACAGTAGCCGCTTGAGTTGGCGTCATTCCAGCAACTTGCGAAGGCAATATTTCCGTTTTAAAAGTAGGGCTGTTTGGGTTTTTATCCACAAAAATTTTGCTGCCATCACCTTTAGTAATTTCTAGCGGATCAGGTGCAACAAACTTCATTGCCGCAACACCTTCTGGATGCGCGGTTGCATAGCCTCGAATAGCAGCCAACCGTTTTGCAGGGTCTTGAATGTTTAAAAGCTGGCTACGCAAAATTTTAGTGTCAATTTTTTGGCTATCAAGAATATCAAATGCTTGATTTAAACCTGCGTCTGACGGGTCGTTCATTGCCGTTATTAGCGCGGAACCAATTGCTTTATTTTGCAATCCAAATGTTTCTTGCCTAGTTTTTGCAAGCAACTGTTTTTCTTTTTCAGCGTCAAATTGTGTTTTTTGGATGCCTGGAATAGATGCGCCAGCGCCAGCCGCCCCCAAATTTCTATAGACGCCAGCATAGTTAATCTCACCAGTCTCGGGATTCATGTTTGACTGATATGCCTGATTTAAAGCATTACGGGTAACATCTTCTTGCTGGGCTTTTGCCATTGTGTATCTAGCAAGTTCATTCTCTTGCTGATACCTCTGCATCTGCGCCAGCTTGTTGTACTGCGCTACTGGATCAGGGACATTGAACTGCGCCCCTTGCGCTATCATTTCGTTAAGCGTTGCCATAATTAGTTCCTAAGCATTTGTTCCATAGCCAAACCTGCTGTATGGGTCGTAAGGCGCATTTTGTTGTGGAGCGTATGCAGCTTGTTGTGGGGCATACGATGATTGTCTAAACAAATTCATCATCTGGTTGTTTTGGTTATATCGAAGCGCAGCGTCTATGGCGTTGTTGTAAGTGTTACCTGCGCCCATTTGCCCAGCAGCCGTTGCCTGCCCAGCGCCAATGACACCTTGGCCCATTGCCTGTGCGCCTGCGCTCGTTAGGTTAGCAAAGTTTGTTCCATAGGCAGCTTGCGATGTGCCTGTGTTAGCGGCGGCGTTTGCACCCCTAGTTGTAAAGTCACTTAAACGTCCGTACTCGTCCATTTGGCGCGTTCGGTCGCGGTTGTAAGCATCTGCAAAAAGTCCTGCTTGGCTGGCTCTGTTTTCTTGAAAACGCCTTAAAGCGCCTTCTCCAGTATTAAGCCGGTTTGCCATCTCTGCTGTAGCACGTTGCGGGGATAAAAATAAACCCCGTGAGGCAAGACTTCGATCAGTCATTCTGTTGGCATTTCTAAGAGCATCTTGGCGAATTACATCTGCTTCAAGGTCTGCCGCGCTAAAGTTACGCATCAGCGAGTTAGGGTCAAACCCCGCCATGCTAAATGGCTGGTTAGCTGAACCATAGCCAGCAGCGCCCGTCCTGCCACTTAAGCCTATCAAGTCCAACATTCGGTTTCGGGCGGTATCACCAGCTTGCACAGTTGGCGCGTTTCTCAGTACCTGTTCGTCAGCAAGTTGCTTTTGCAGCCTAAGTGCTTGTTCAGCCGCAGCCGCTTGGATTAAGGCCGCTTCCCTAGCCGACCCTGCTTGGGTGTTGGCCGCTTCTTTTTGACCGCTAGAAGATAGGTAGCCGCCAAGTAGCGATGCTCCTGCGCTTACCCCTGTTACTGGATCAGGCATTTTCAAACTCCTCAAAAGCGTAGAACTCGCGGATTTCGCGGGACACCTTACGCATATGCTCAAAACCACCAATCAAAAATGCGGTGGCAATATGTATTTCAATCCCAAAATTACGGATGTGAAACGCTAAATTCCGCAAGTGCTTTTTGTCACTTTTGCACATCTCATTTGCGTCATGGAACCCATTGATCGACGCCATAATTAAGGGCTGGTAGTAGTTGTAGTTTGCCACAAACCAGCGGTTGGCGGGTAACACAAACATCAACGACAAAAACGCCCGATTGATGTGTTCGTCTGAGATTGCAACGTCCTTGTCAATCAGATCGTCCCACAACTCAACCGCATCAAAAAAACAGTTTACAAAGTCAATGGCGTCTTGATGGCCTAAAAACCACCGCTGTTTATTAGCCTTGCTGTCTTCTTGCCATTGGGCGGACATGATAGGCATTACCCAACCACCCAGGCTGTGCCATTGTCAAACACCGGGCAAACCACCGCACCGCCGCCCACTGGAGCCGCTAGAAACGTAGGGGCTAAAGCATTGGTTACCCATGACCTGCGGCCTTGTGTACCGGGTGTTGGCAGGGTCGCCACCGTGTAAGCCGCGCCTAGTCCATTACCGCCATTGGCTACGGGTAGGATACCAGATACATCCGCAGTTAGCGACACCGCCCCAAAGGTCGGCGCACCGGCTGCATTGCCATGCAAAACCGTGGTGGTTGTCCCCAAACTGCCCAGCACTGTAGGCGCAGCCCCAGCACCGCCGCCAAGCACCAGCCTGTTTGCAGTCAGTGCGCCAGATGACGCCCAAGTTGTGCCGCTAGAAAAGTACGGTACGCCGCCAGAAGTGCCTGCAACCGTAAACGCTGGCGTTGTGGTTGGCGTAGCCACCGACACAATACCGCCGGTCCAACTAACGCTGGTCACCGTACCAACAAACGCATCGTTGCTGGTGATGGTAAAGTTGGGATAGGTTCCGGTCACCACCGTTGTGCCTGCGCCCGTCAACACTACGGTACGATCTGGCAGGCTGTTGGTCACTGTGATGGTGCCTGCGCCGTTGGTCACGGTAATGCCTGTGCTGGCCGTCAGAGTGTGCAGGGCATAGCCCGTGCCATTGCCAATCAGCAGTTGGCCATTGGTAGGAATCGTGCCTAGTCCCGTACCGCCATTGATGACTGGCGTGATGCCGATGCCTCCGCCCGTGATGGTGTAGACGTTGTTGAACCAGAGAAACCACTCCATACTGACAGCGCCCGTCTGCGCGTTCAGCAATGGAACGCGAGGCGCTGGGATCTGAGTAATGTTGGCGGTTGCCACATCAATCCTTTGTCGGACTCAGCACCAACTCAGCGCCCATAATGCTAACCTTTACCGGGTCAGTGCCGCTGATCTCATATACCCGGTCGCGCAGCTTGAGCGTCATGCCCAACCGACGCCAGAACGTGCGGTAGCCGTACTCGCCAATTTTGCCCATGCTGGCCCAATGCTCGTTTGACCAGGTGTGACCGCCATCGTCGCTCCAGCGCAGCATACATTGCGGGTCGTAGCCGGGTGTTGCGGGAAATTCCTCAGTAACAATCTCAGCACCAGCCGTATCAGGCCCGGTATAAGCAAACGTCACCAAGGATTCTCCTGGAAGCCCCAAAGCCGATTCGGTCGTAAGTTCACTGCCAGATTCAGTTGCCAAATATTCCCAATCAAACTCAGCAATCAGTTGGTAGCTTGGCCCGGCTGGTGGAACGTTTGCTGACTCAGTAAGGATGCCATCAGCCGTTTGACCCGGCGTGACGCCAAGCCCTACGCCTGTCTCAGCGTTGAGTTGCAGGGTATGGTGGGCAGTGCGCTTGAAGTTGTTCTGACCCGGCGGCAGCGCCCTCCAAGAACGCAACCACTTTTGAATGCCGCCGTTGTCAGCAAAAATGTCTAGATTGAACTTGTAGATGTTGCCGTTCTCAAAGTCGCCAACAATGATGTTGCCGCCAAAGTTGCATTGGCAATTGCTGCGGTGCCGCATAAATAGGCCGTTATCAAACCCAGCGCGTTCGTGCCATGCTTCAGTAGCTACATCGTAAACCCAAGTAGCGTTGCCTGATGGGAATGTCAGTACATAAAAGGCATGGCCTTCCTGCTGGTACGTGTAGGCAATGGCGTCCGAGATGTTGCCGTATTGAGCAATAGCGTACTCAATAGCATGAGTAGAAACCCGAGTTCCGGTGTAGCCGTTAGCGCGGTAGACGATGCCCTGTCCACGGGCGTCTGTACCCAGCCAGAACAGGCCATTGTCTAGTTTGGCTATGGAGTACGCAGACACGCAACCAATCTCGTTAAACGCGCCCTGAATGCGCTGCAAAGGGAAGTCAGCAGTGCCTGCGTCATACCAGACCTCTACTGAGTCAGTACCAAACACCCATAGTTGCCGGTGGTCAGCAATAAGCCCCACCACACCGTCAGGTGAGCCTTCGGCAGATGCAAAATCCAGCGGGTCAACTGAGGTTCCGTCCAGTAGCTGCGATACCCAAATGATCTGGCTGTTTGGCTGGTTGAAGACAAAGTAACCGTCAAGGTAGGCCACCGTCACAGCACCAGCAAAGTCTGGGTCTGTAATCTTTGCAAATACGTTGGTGGTTTCGTTGTAGATGTAGCCGTCTGGATTGCAGGCAAAGAATATCTGAGTGCCGTTGTCGGCAATGGACACCGGGCCGGTGCCAGACACCGTGCCAAGCAAAGTAGGTGTGGCCGTCAAGCCGGTCAGCTTGTAGACTTCACTGCCCGAAACAACATAGAAGTCGCTGCCGTTGGTTTGGTGCGCCCACAACGCCCGAATAGGGCCGGTGCCTACAGTCTGAAGAAACTCCAGCCCTGGCGCACGGTTTAGAAACCCAGCCTCTAAGCCACCCGCAGGAATGGCTTCGGGGAACAGGTTGACCATCCTGTTATTCGCAGCATTGATGCTACGAGCAACATAAGCCGAACCAAGGATGGGCGTGTGCATTACGCAGCTACAGCTTTGATAACGGCAAAGTTGAAGACCGGCGTTTCAGTGGTGGTGCCGCCAGTGGTGCGAAATGTGATGTTAAAACTTCCCGCCGCTACCGCAGTCACCATTAGGTCGTACAAGTCAGTACCTGACTTTTGGTTCAGGATAACCACATCCGTTGCCGCCACGGTGCTGTTGGTCACGGTAAACGTTGCTGCTGTTGCAGAGCCAGCCGCGCTGTATAGCGTAATAGCGCCAGTTGTTTTGTTCAGCGTCACGCCCGTGGTGCGGCTGGTTAACTGCGTAACCGCCCCGCCAGCACCCGTTGCGTAGCCAACGCCTGCCGTGCCAGAGGATGTGAGTGCGCCCGTTGCCGCTAGACTCGTGCCTGTAGCTGCACCGATTACAGGTGTCACCATGACCATACTGGTGCTGGTACAAGCCGAAATGACGCCACTGGCAACCGTCCCCAAAGCTGGCGTTACCATCGTGGGGCTGGTAAACAACAGGGTCTTGCTGATGCTCTTGGTTGTGCCAGATTGGACAAACGGAACAATGTCGGCAGCGTTGATGACGGTAGCAACGGGCAGACCGGAGATGGCAACGGTAGTCATGATTAAAAGTTCCCAGCGTAGATGTTGTAGCGTTGACGATTGGCAACTATGCCGTAAGGCATTGCCATCACATCATCAGGGTTGTTGATGCGCTTGATGTTGCGCTTGGAGGTCATGGCAATCCGCGAGACTTGGGGACTTGGCTCGACGCCAAACTCAGCGGCAATCTCACAGGCCAAATTGAACCTAAAGGCTCGCAGATAACCTGGTGGGAACGACAGCGTGGTTGCCAGCGTTGCTGGTTGGTGCAGTTCCTCAACCGAAATAAAGTGCCATTCCAACGGACGCAAAGGCACTGGGTAGACGTACATCTCAATGTCGGGAAACGACATATTGATCCACAACACTTGTGGATATGTGCTGGTCACCGTCTTGACAGCAATCCCATCGTATTGCTGTTGATTGATGATCTTGATGCCGTAGCTGACGTTGGTAGCTGCATCCCTGAAGTAGGTAGCATCGTCAATCAAGACCGGCCTATTGCCGACAAAATCACCCGTTGGGCCTAACGTGCGGCTACGGGCGCTTGCAGGCCAAGTAAACACCTGATCCTGAGTGCTGAACACTGACAGTCGCTCAGTGTTCCATGAGTCGATCATCTGGTTAAGCGCCGACAGCGCGTCTTGAGATGCCGCCGCTGAAGGTGTCTCACCCTCTGCCAGCATCCCAATCAGGCGCATGGCCCCGTTTATCTGGTCGCCAGCAGATGTGGTACTCATTTACGCTCCTAATTCAGCAACCTCAACTCGCGGCCTGCCACGGGGACGCCTCATTTCGTTTACCGTGGCAGGTGGCTCAACGTCACCTAAATCATACCTCACCCAGCCATTTTTTTCGTCGTAAACAGCTTCCTCTTCAGCGCAAGCCACTTTCGTACCGTGAACCGGGTGACGTAGATAGATGACCATTTTTATGATGCGCTGTGAATGATTGAGAAATTGATTACTACCGCCTCAGAGTATGAAGTTGCAGCAGTCAGATTTCGCAACGTAATCAAGGCAGAGCCAGCAGCCAGATAGGACACATACGTGGTGTAAGCGCCAGCAGCACTACCAGTAGTATTGCTTCCAACATTCACAATCATTGTGTCATTAGCGCTGATTAAGCTATTTGTTAGGATAAACGAAACAGCGGTGGCTCCAGCCAAAGCTGCATTGTTCATCGTAATGCGCCCAGCAGACTTGTTCAGAGTTACCCCTGTGCCTTTGTCTGTTGCTTGCGTTACGGTGCCTTGAGCAGCCGTAGAGTAGCCAATTTCTTGGCTTGCGTAGCAGGTAGTAAATTCCGGGTCGGCGTAAGCAACGCCGATTGGTTGGGTATTGGGCATGGTATGTCCTTTTAGGGGCCGAAGCCCCTATTTGGTTTAAGCAACCCGATACACGGTGTAAGCAGCATCGCCGGTCTTGCGGAACAAGAACTGCGCTGCGCCACCAACACCAGCCGCACTGCCGGTAATAGCGATAAGCAAGTTACCGACTGCCGTAATGCCAGTACCAACAACCATCGTAATAATACCCGATGAAGTGCCCAAGTTAACGACTTTTAGTTCAAAGGTGCTGTTGACCTTTGCGTTAACAAACACAGCGTCAATTGCTGCTGCCGTAGGCATCGTATAACTTACGGCGCCAGTGCCAGCAGTAGCTACCAAAAGACCACCAGTAATTTGCGCTGCGGTCAGAGTGGCCGTAGCAGTTGCGGTCTGGGGCGCTGCTTGAACGCCCATAACGATTTCGTTGGTGTTGCCATCAGTAAACTGATACCCACCGCCAGAATTAGGGAGAGCCATGATAATTTCCTTTGAAAGATGTTACGAAGAAAGGGGCCGAAGCCCCATTCAATTTAGCCCCACAGACGGCAAGCCATCTGAGGACGAATAGTGCCAAAACCGTACAAAACGTCAATACGGCAAGGCATACGGTCATTGTTAATATCGTACTGGCGAACCACACGAAGCGAGATACCGTTATGGTTTGCGCGAGCAGCCATATCTACCCCCTGGGGCATGAGGAGGTCAGCCGTAGCAAATGTTATTGCGTCCTTGTGGTAAATAAGATTCTGCGGATAGCCAGTAGAAGCAGTACCAACAAACGTCACGGCAGCGTTGTCAGCAGGGAAACTGTCAACGGTAGCCAAGGCGCTGGCGCTGGTGTAGATTGCTGGGCTGATTGCAATGCTAGTCCATGAACCGCTGGATGCGGTATTTGTAGCGGTACAAACAAACTGTTGCAAAGAACCAGTGGACTCACGGGTTTGTGGGTTAACTGCGTACACACCGGCAATGGTAAACACATCACCAGTCACAACGGTTGCAGAACCAGTACCGCCGTCAATGCTGATCGTTGCTTGGCCTTGGGTGCTAACAGCACCATTAACCAAAATCGTGTCGGCAGTAGACCGTGTACCAGTGGTGTGAACCTTGATGGATTGGCTCATGTTGACTTCATCAAACCCAAGCACACCAGTACCCATCATGCCGTTTTTGAACTGGCGTGACACGGTATCGGTGGGGTTAAACAAGCCCTTCATGCCTTCAACCAGACCAGCGTTAGCGGCAGGATTGACGGTAGCGTAGCGCGGAGACATTACAGCAGCGTTCTCGTTCAGTTTTTGCTGCGCTTGCAACAGAACCAAAGAGGTAGCTGGGGTCGTGCCAGGAGTGCCAACAGTCGCGTAGATCGACTTGTAAGCGTTAGCAACGTCAGCGTCAATGCTGGAGGCCAACTGAGAGATACGGGGCTTGAGAACCCGTTCTGCAAAGTCATCCAATTGCAGGGTCAGTTCAGCGGTTGTGAAGTTCACGCCGATGTGTTTCTGGCTTGCCACGGTCAGGGTTGTGAACTGCTCGTTGTCGTCCTGAACTTGCAGGGCGGCACCGTCGGTCACCAGTGCCCGGTCAGGCAGGCGGATACGCAGTGTAGAGCCGATTTTGGCACCGTTAACAGCAAAGCTGTCATCGTACTGTCGGTTCACGTTGCGGGTAATCACCAGGTTGTTCTCGAGGATTTCGAGAGCCTTCCGGGTGATCATGTCAATGGTAAGAATGCTATTAGCCACGATTTTTCCTTAGAAAATAAATTAAAACTTACGCGCCTGCAACGCTTTCATTTGTCGCGCTCTGTCAGCCTCAATCCACTGGCTGGTCGTCATGGTCTTGGTAGACCTTGGATCAGTCGTGTCATAAGACCCAGAACCCACCCCTCGGGCGGTGACTGGTGAAATCGGTTCAGGCGCACCAGAAGTGCGCTTTTGAACGGGGTTATCGGCTAACTTAGCCTCAAGTCGTCCAAGTTCTTTGGCCTGCAAAATAGGTGAAAGCCGAGAAATACGATCTGCCTCTTTCGGATTTGAGCCAAGGTGATAAACCAAGTCAGGCCCAATGTCCGACGATTGAATCGTCTGTGCCATCACAGTTGTGATCTTCAAGTTCGGGTTGTAGGCAACTTGTTCAAAGTCGCTGTACTTAGACCGAGCCGTTTCTTCACGCTCATGATAGTTGTCAAGAATCTCAGCTTGCTGTTTCTGGATTTCCCGCTGCTCAATTAGCTTATAAGCCTTGGCTTCTGCGTAAGCATCAACCGACTCAAACTGATCTTGCGGCGGTAAGTCCACTGCCACTGCTGGCGCAGGCTGTCGCTCTCGTTCCCACTTTCGCTGTTCTCTCGCAAGTCTTTTTCCAATAGCTGCGTCAAGTTCTTCTTGTGTGAAGGTCTTGCTTGCTACTTCCGGCGTTTCAACTACAGGTTCTGGTGTGGCCGCCGTGGCTTCCAGTTCCGGCGCGGGGGCTAATTCCGCTGATTGCTCTACTTCTGACATTTTGATTCCTGAGAATCCCTGGTCATTGGGCCAGTACAAATATTATAGACCCTCCCCCGGCGTTATGTAAAGCACACAGGAAGAAGCCGCAGTTGCGGTGAAATACCAAGTTGGCGGGAAGCTAAAAACTTCCACAGCGCCAGCCACAATGGGCATGGCGTTGCCGGTTGTAGTGACTGCCGCAGCGTTAGTCCCGGCAATTGCGGCAGTTGCACCAGCCCCTAAAAACGCCGTGACTGAGCCAACATTGACAACCCGATATTGATTACGGGGCGGCGTGGATGCCGTAAAGTTAGGTGGAATTTGTACGGCGGTAGGTGCGCTAGAATTTGCGGTAATAGCCGCTGTAGCGCCATTTTGAAGGAATGCAGTGGTATCAGTCATGTTTGTCTTTCAGGGTTGTTCAGCGGCTCGTGCCTCAACTTCATACGGATTCATTTTATAACCGTAGCGCAGCATCCACCAGGTGTACTTGATGGCGTACAGCACCTTGCCATCCCGCCGCATCTGCTCCAAGTGCGTCATTTCATGCCGTATCAAGGCGTTGTTCAACTCATAGCCCGGAGCCATGTAAATCACGTTCCAAAAGCTAGTCCACCCCTGAAAACCACAGGTTTTCATGTAGAGCAGGATTGGGCCTTTGGCGGTGCGGATCATGGTGTCTAAACGGCTAAATTAGCCATAGCTTTCCAAGTACCAGGAGTACCTGCTGTTGTGCAAACCCAGCCTGGAGTGTTACCTGCTACTGGTACAGTGTTAAAAATTGTATCGCCAACAGCCCATGTTCCAGCAGTCGGTATTGCACTATTTGCAAAACGGGGAGTACCTGCAAACCCAATCATTACAGATGCGTCAGCGCAAGCATAGATACGGGGGTTTGCTACCCAGTAAGTTCCATCGCTATCTGTAGATAGAACGGCATTAAGCGCAGTAGTGGCGCTTGAAAAATGCCCGGTAACTGAGTATGTACTCCAAGCAGCCACACCTGTAGCGGATGTGGTAAAAACCTGAGTACCGCCATCATTTAAAGTAAGCGTGAAGTATAAAACTGTTGCAGTATCAGCGTAAACATCTAACGAAAAAGTGACCAACCCATTTTTTACAATAATTGCATTAGAGTTGTTTACAGTCAGTGCCTTAGTTAGAGTTGCAGTGCCTCCAGACCTAACAAGCATACCGATTGACTGATTACCATTATAGGTTCCGGGAGTAACGCCTGTATTTGGGTAACGAGTAAAAGTAGACGCTCCTGGCAATGAAGGCGTCCAGCCCCCATACGGAAACTCTCCTATATACCCAAGATTAGAGTTTCCTTGTTTTAAGGCAATATTAAAATCGTTTGTAATCCTATTTCCACTCCCTACAAAATTGGCCGTCATCGCCGCCGTTTTAAAATTGATTGTAGGTTGAAACTCATTGAACGCTACATAAGCGCCGCCCCAAAAATGCAGCTTACCAATAGTGTTACCACTTAAATTTCCTCCAGTTACAAAATAAAGGAATTTACCTCCTACGTTTAGACTGTTATTTTCAATAACACTGGCATACACATACTTCATACCAATCGGATAGTAATAATCGTCTGATGCTGTACTTCCATTAAAGAAGCAATTACGAATACCGATTGATGCTACATAAGAGGTAGCACCAAGGTATATATCAAAAGTGGTTGTAGCTGTTGTTTTATTTTCTTCAAAATAGCACCCATCAAAAACAACACTATTGGCATCTTGCCCAATGTAAAAGCCGCCTAGTGTATTACCCTCTACTGTAATGCCGCTGAAATTGCATCCAGAAGCGCCACTTGCAATATAAATGCCGTAATTTGTTGAATTTGCTAGGTAACAGTTGTGAATGTTCCAGCCATTCATTCCTGTCCAACCAGTGCCTGTTCCATAAACTCCCCAACCACAACTGCTCATCCAGCAATTTTGAATAGTAACGACAAGGCTGCTTGTATTATAAACAGCAGCACCGGCAAGTGATTCAAAATAACAATTTTCTATTCGGCTGCGACTCATAGACAGCCAATTAAAACCATGCCTAGTATTAGACCCGCCCCACAATCCTAGATTATGGAATGTCATATAGTTGATATTGTTAGAGTCTAATGCGCTTGTGTTTGCTCTGGCAAAAATATCTGTATTTGCAGACGCTCCGTGCATTAGTAACGCTGATGTTCCAGGGCCATCCCCGTAAAAAGTCCTTGCTCCTATATTTGGAATTAACAAAGTGTGCGCTAAACGGTACTTTCCCGCAGGAAAATAAACAGCGTCATGATATCCCGTAGAATCAATTGCTAATTGAATTTCTACATCTACTGCAATACTGCCTGTACCAGATAAAACATCCGCTTGTTGTGCGGCAGACATAAAATCAAGAACATTTACCGGTGCGCCGGTAATCATTGAGTAGGAAACTTTTGTTAACGACATAGTAATCCTTAAACAATTGACATAACAACTACGCTCATGCTGTTGCTTTTTTTGCTTGTGCTGCCTGATATGCCGCAACCACATCCGCTGTCCATGCCGTATTGCAGATTGCTACGACATTGGCAGGCACGCCTGTCAGGTCTTGCCCCGGCGTGAGGCTTGAGCGATGGTAGGTCTTGGTTATCGCAACGCCGTTTTCCATAAAACTTGTTGCTTCCCGGTAGAGGACTGTGCCGTTCTCGGTGACTGTAATTTGGTCAACAGTGGTGGTTTTGGTAAGTGACATGATTTTCCTTTTAAGTTGAGTATCCGACTTGGTAATCCAACCGAGTTAAGTTGTAAAGTAAGTTAAGCTAAATTGAGCATATCCATCATTTGACCATTCTGTGGCTGTCATGCCTGCACCGCCAGCAGCACTATTGCTAATCCACAAACTAAATTTTGTTACACTTGTTGGAAATACTGCAATACTTACTTTTTGGCCTGATGTAATGTTTAACAGTTGTTCTGATGAAATTGCACCAGCACTTCTAAATTGATTACCAGATGCAATTGAGAATGGTAATCCTGAAACTTCAATAGCACCGCTTAAAGCAGCAACAGAAGATGTATAGATTGCTCCATTAAGAGTTACTTGTCTTCCAATTTTTACATAGGTTGCAGTTGTAAAACCCGCTTCCATTGTTGCATTGTTATTGCTGGCATCTTGAAGTTGAACACTCCAAGTCCCTTCTTCATAGTCATCCAGCAACTCGCTGGTCATGCCAGCAGCAGAAGGGTCAGCAGAGAAGTCAATACCTTTTCCTGCTGTGCCAATGATGAGGTTGCCGGTGGACAGGGTTACGTCACCAGGCAATGTAATGGGCGTTTTGATCTGGCTGGCGTTGATGATTGAGGTTGTAGTCTTTAACATGGCGATTCCTAGTTGTAAACAACTTCAATGATAGATGTGTATGGTGGTGCTTCGCTGAAGGTCACCGTGCCACTGGTAACCGTGTAGGTGTTGCGATTCTGATAGACGCCGTTGATATAAATGGCGGTAAAACCATTGACCACTGTAAAGGCAGTTGTTGTTCCGTCACCATCAGCATCAATAGCAAAAGTGCTGCCGTTGATGTTGTCAACTGTCCAAATTAGCACGTTGGTACTGTCGTACAGAGCAAACTTATAAATAGCCCCACTGAGCCACACAGAAGCCTCGCCACGACTGTCTAGGATGATAGGGTTAGTGTTGGCGGTGTTGCCCGTGCTGTCGGTGTAGGACGCTAATGGTGTGGTTGAACCAGCAGCATATGTGTACAACTTTCCGCCAACCAGCGGTGCGCCGTTAGCGTCAAAGAATTGCAGCTTGGGCGTTGGGGCTAAAGATGTGGTACTCATGCCAAGAACCTCAACTTGTAGAGGGTACGCAGATAAATTTCAACGATGTTGTCAATCAACTGTTGAAGCGAAGTGTCAGTTTTATCGCACACTTCATAGCGTACTTTTTCAATCTCATCCAACTGGCTTTGAAGAAACTCAATAATGTTGGCCGTTTTCTTGTTGTTGCCCAACGTAATCTGACCCATCAAGCCATACCGGCCTTGGTAGGCTTCAGCAAAATCATCAGCAGCACCCACAATACGCTCGTAAAAAATATTGAGCGCCGTGTGCTTGCTAAAGCTGCGGGTATTTAGGTGAACGCTGTGCGCTACATCCCGCGCCAAAAACAGCATCCCTACGAATTCGTTACCTTTCATTGCGGCATCCCCTGTGGTTGCATTTCCATTTCTGGCATACCAACATCACGCCCAGGCATTTCGTTGATTAGGTCGCCGCTGGTGATCATGCCGTGGATTGTACCTAGTACCACCTCTTGCACCTGTTCTGGCGTCATGGCATCCGAAGTAGCGGAAATACGCTTGGTTTGGGCATCGTATGCCTTGACTTCAGAATCAAACCGCTTGATTTCCAAGTCTTGCGCTTCCATTGAATTTTGGACGTTTTGCAGCATTTCTTGCATCTGCTGCATTTCCTGCCCCATTGCCTGCATTTGCATATTGGCAGCTTGCAGGGCCGGGTCGTTCTCATCACCCATCAGTTTGGGGTCGATGGTCTTAGCCAGCCGTTTAGCCAACTCATCAGCACCAGGCCAGTCCATGTTCTTGACAAACAGGTCACCAGCCACAGCCCACAGTTGCGGGTTGCCTTGCAGCAGGTTTGCCATCTCTTCCCGAGTCTCCACCCGTTTGGTGCTGTAACTCGGGCCGGTGGTTACCACTACATCGTACTTGCCAACATTGGGGTTGTAAATCTTGGCAATCTCAATACCCTGCTGATCGACAATTTTCTTGACCGGCTCGGGTTGCGACGGGTCAATCCGCGCCATGTTTGTCTCACCATCCTCGCCAATAATCCGCGCAACCCGCTGGGTGTCGTAGATTTTTGGGATCAAATCCACTAGTTGCCGGGTCACGTACCGAATGGCACGGGCTAGGTTGTCAACATAGTGGTAAGTGCCAACGTCGCCCTCGCGTTGACGGGCCAAAATAGCCTTGCCGCTGCGCTCATTACCGCCCATGCCCAGACTGGCGTTGTACTGTCCCGTTGCAGCTTTAATGTCCTCAGATGCCCCTGATTTGGCCTGTAGGAGGCCGCTGGAGGCCATTGGGGGCTGTGCGCGTTGGGGTAGTGGCAGAGTAGCACCAGCACCGTCTGTAACGTCTGGGTTGACCTCCAGATACGGCCAGTTGGTGGTATTGGCAGTCTTCCACTGAGTCTCGTACCCCTCAAACTGACCACCATAGCCAATGAACGGTGCTTTAGGCGCCAAGGCCAGCATCTCGGCCTCTTGGCTTACCCAATAGTTATACATCCGTTGGGCGTCCTTGGCATTCCGCACCAGACCGGAAACATAAATCTGCCCGTCAACCTCAAACTCATTGCCTACCACCCGCACAATGGGGATGTACTTACCCGCCCAATCGCGCTTTTCCAGCACCTCGTAGCCGTTGGTCTTGACCCAGCAAACTTTCTCCCGCTGCACAACCCGGTTCTTCAACGGTTTGCCGTAGAGCGACTTCAGTTGCTTGTCATCAGGCGTGTTATTGAACGCCGTGATGTTGTTGGGGTACAAGTTCAGGGTTTCTGCCTTGTACTCTACGTAGAAATACTCAGCAATCCGCACTGTCTCGTCGCGCAGCCACTGCGTCAGGTCTTGGTCGCCAATCCCAAGGGACTGCAAGCTGCTAATAGGCGCAGCGTCCGGGTACAGGCGTTCGTACTCGTCTTTCGGCACATCGTCCGTGACAAAGCACCACCGCGCATCTGCACCGCAAGGGTCTTGGATAGCAGGATCCATGAACACCGAAAACGAATTCCGAACCCGGCCAATTTTCAGATCCTGGTCAAAGCTGTTTTCGTCGCAATACTCAGTCAGAACCCGAATGTAGCCTTCACCGTAGGTTACCTGGTTCTCGCAGGCGGTGTCGTAGGCCGTGTCAGCGTCACTGATGTACTCAATGTGCCGCACAATGCCGTTAAAGATTTCAGCCATCTCCGTGTTGGCAATCTCATCCGCAGGGATGACTTTACCGCTTGGCCGGTTGTGGCGCTGGTCGTTGGTGACTTGGCGAACGTGCTGCGGCAGCTTGTTAATAGTCAGGCAGGGACGGGCGTTGATGGTCTGCCCTTGGACGGCCCCGCGAGTCGCCAGTACGTCAGCAGGCCACTGCCACTGATTGTCTGGACTACCCGCCATGAACCGCAGGTCATCAAGTTCGTTGCTGCGCGAGTCGCTGTAGGCATCCACCGCCATTGTCAGGCGTGAGCGCATGGTCGCCAGCATATCGCGCTCGTCGTCCTTCTCACCCGGCCCACCGCCGACGTTGGCAACTTGACCAACCTTGTTGATGCCGGTGTAGTCAGCCATTACTTTTTCTTCTCCGCTTGTTTCTTAACAGAGTAAGCTATCGCCACGGCCTGTTTGACAGGCTTGCCTGCCTTGACTTCGGCTTTGACATTAGCCGTGAACGCCTTGGGGGTGGGTGACTTTTTGAGTGGCATGGTTATTTCTTCTTAGCCGTCTTGGCCGAGTCTTTGAAGTCCTTGGCAGTAGGCGCTGCCTTGCTGCCAACTTTGTTCATCTTCTCGCCAGAGCCAGCTTTGATGCGCTCCTGCTTGGCGTGAATGTTGGCGTATAGACCGGGTTTGCTAGATTTCATGTCAGCATTTCCATCGTTTAAGAGCCGCCTTGGCACGTTCGCCATCCTTGGCATTGGCCGCTACCGCACCCATTCTGGCACAAAATGAATCCTTGCGGCC